AGTAAATAAAAATACGGATTGAACCTAGCGACCACAGCTCTCTTGTCTCTAAGTTCGTTTGCACTAAGAATCTCATTGAGCATACGCATCTTCTCAATGTGGATACGCTCCTTGTATTTGTCCCTCATAGCGGTTCTCCCATGTCATCTAGAGTTAGGTTGTTCAGCTTAGATAGATACATGGCATAAGACACAATCTTGTCCATCTGCTCATCGGTCACATCTTCACGCTCATCTTCGTCTGCGTTCTTGAAGTCCACATACGCTTTCGCACAGTCCAGCATAGTGAAGAACCTATCCTCTGCAGTATTAGTATTTAAGTTCATACTTCTCTCCCTTTTATATAACCATCAATAAACACCTGTCTTACGAGGTCGTAGTTCTCAAGCGTAACCTTCACCTTGGCATCAAACTCGTATTGGTCAAATGCTTGCTCGGCTTGCTCTCTTTGATTTGCTCGGAGTCTTTCGGAAAACTCCATGCGTTCTTTCATCCAGTTTTTCATTTCACCACCCCCGTGGAATACAAACCATTGACGTAGTCCACTACTACCTGAATGGCTTCTTGTTGTTCTTCATGCCCATACTCATCGGCAAACCTGATTAGCTCTTCAATAGCTTTGACTTCTTCTTCGGTAATCATTTGATTAGTCCCCCTTTGTTGTTAATACCCTTCAAGTCTGTCATGTCAGTAATCATCATGTAGTTAGACTTGTGCATCGGTGCGACAGTCCGCACCACCTTACCAGCTAGGTCGTCACCGCATGGCATACAAACTGCATACCCGATGCCAAACCGTTCCGCAGCGTATGCGTTACCGCATAGCTTGCACTGTGGCTCAAAAGTTTCATCAATCATGATTAAACTCCGAATATCCACAGTTTTCTATTAAGTGACGAGCCATATCGCCAACAAGAGATTCAATCTCCTCAAGCAACTCATCGCCATACTTATATTGCCAACCTTGCAAGGCAACACTCAACTCACAAATGCGTTCATACTCAGCTTCGCTATCGTCTCTAGCTGGCGGTGCAGTAACGCAGTGAATGATGTCTTGTATGTCCTCGCCTAACTGTTGCTCAAAAGTCTTCTCAATCATGTTTTACCCCTTTTCTGAAGTCCAACTCAAGCTGAACCATTTGCTTTTCACTGAGCGGTGAACTGTTAGCTAGTGTGTCTAGCCATGCCTCAAACTCTGCAGTCCAAGCCATGTCCTGTGATAGTTCTAGCTCAGGGTCGATGTCATTCTGTTCACACCAATCCATATAAAGTTTCTTTGTCATGCCCATATCACACCTCCGTTGCTCTGCATGGAATGAACTCATACCCAACTGCCAAAAGACCTTGTAATACATGGACAGTCAGTAACTCGCCTTCGTGATATAAAACATCATCAGGCGATGCTGGGTCGCATAAGTCTTGAGCGAGGTATAAGCCTTCATTCAATACAGGGTTAAATATCTGTATCTCTAGCTCTTCGTTGCCAATAAACATCGTCATATCGTTCTCCTTTTTCACTACCCCGTGAAACACTATTTAGTATTTCACGAACAAAGGGGGTGTTATTTAAAACAATCCCCCACCAGACATTAGTATAACATAACTTGACATATAAACAAAGCGGTTGTGTGACTTTTTTATCTCACCCATGATGGGTATTGCTTGTTCTAATTCTGTTCTATTTGTTCTATTTGTTCTATTTTTGTAACTTTACGTATAGAACGAGAAAATGCGAAGTGGTGTGAGGTAAGTGTTTGATTTTACTATTATTATTATTATATAAATATATATATAGTAGTGTTTGTTCTAATGTTCTACGTTTTTTTAGGTATACCCCCCTCGTGCGAGGTTTTTTGTGGATAACTTTATGCATTGGGAAAAGAGGTCTTATGCTCTGCACTTTTCTGCATTTAGCCGACCCCCCTCTAAAAACAGTAGAACATTTAGAACAAGGCTCTAACTCTATGATTACAAAGCATAAATCTTGTTCTAAAAATGTTTTTGTTCTATAAGTAAAGTTAGAACGACCCACCTAGTCTATCAATTCTGAGAACGGTAGATGATGCGTAGCTCATGACTAGCTCATATACACGAATGTTACACCGCATGAACTATGAATCTTTTTCACTACACCGTGAAACACTATATAAGGACCTTGCCCGCACATACGCTCTCAGCGAAGAATAACTGGTTTCAAAATCGCTGGACGCAAAAAAACCCCACTAGGCAATTGCCTAGCAGGGTTCGGTCTTACGCTTTCCAGACTTTGTCAAAAGCTTTGATTGCATCGCCTAGTTTTTTGGCATCTGCAGTTTCATCGCCACGACTTTGAGCGGTCTTAACTCTAGTCTTGGCGCTATCCATCATCTCCGCTATGAATGTAGAGAATGACTTTGTAGCGCTACGCTCCTTCTTGATACCGCTACGCTCTGCTATGAGTCTCCTACATGATGAGACTAGGTCTCTAGAGCGATTAGAGCAATACTTATTAATATCATCTCTGATGGTTTTCAAGATACCATGCTTAGCAGGGTCATCGTTTTTGAATTGACCAAATTGTTGAGATGAGTAGCTCATCGCATAATAAGCATCTACCTTGATAGAGCCCTTAGACTTAGCTTCACATGGCACATAATTACCATCGGCTATGACATAATACTTTGGCTCATGAGTCTCACCATAGCGTAGGATTTGACCTTCCTTGATTTGAGCAAGGATTTCTTTTGATGCATTGTCTACAAAGCTAGGCTCAATCTCTAGGATATAGCTTGCAGTAGCTTGAGCCTTCTCTGATGTAAGGCATGATTGATATGATGCATCTTTTACTGATGTGAATAGATTTGTATTCATGATGTTTTCTATTTCCTTAAAAGTAGCAGAAAATACTGCCATGTCTATATATAGCATTTTGTAGAGTCATAAGTAAAGTTTCAGGGTATAGTGAAACCCTATTTAACCCACTCGCGCATACGCTCTCAGCGAAGAATAACTGGTTTCAAAACCCCTAGGCGCAAAAAAACCCCAACAGGCAAAGCCTGTCAGGGTTGGGTTAGCTAAGAGTTACTTAGCGGTTGGGTGATTCCACTTGGTCATAAAAGCCACGCATGCATCACGTAGAGCTTTTTCGTTTGCGGTGTCATCACCACGTGCATTGGCGGTCTTGCACTTGGCTTTGAGGTCATCAAGTACTGTGATAACACGTTCACCAAATGAAACCGTTGGGGCACGGTCACGTTGCTTACCCTCGTTGAGGATAGTACGAGCTTGGCGTTTGAGGTCAGCCAAACGGTTTGAACAGTACTTACCCGCTTTGTCACGCCATTCTTTAATGAGTGCGTGCAATTGAGGCTGTTCGTTCTTCATTTGACCGAACTGTTGTTGGCTGAAACTGTAGGCAAAATCAACGCCCACTTTAATCTTTTCAACCTTTTTGTTCGCTACCATTTCATCAGTAGCTAGAACGTAGTTACCGTCAATAACGGCATAAACAACAGGCGGGTTGTTCTCGTTCAAACGCAAACGATAACCCTCAAACAACTGAGTCTTTGCCTCTTCAGGCACGTCTTCAGGAAAGCCCACAATCTTATCTAGGGCATAGCGAGCTTGTACACGTGATACGTCGCTTGTAACGGCTTGCTTGTAAGCAAGGTCTTTGATGGACAGAATGTCCGCAATACTAGTTTGTGTGTTCATATAAACCTTTCATAAGAATGAACAAGTAGGCAACATTGCCTATATATTAGATAGCATTATTTAGCCCTATAAGTAAAGTTTCACGGGGTGGTGGCATGGTATTTGGCGGGCTTGACCCGCTCACGCCCATACGTGCTCGGCGAAGAATAACTGGTTTCAAAGGGCTAAAAAGAAGGGAGCCGAAGCTCCCGTTCTTAATCATTATCCAATTCTTTTGGAGTCTTGAACATCCAACCAACATCTGACTCGATTGTAGGGTGGACACCATGATGCGAATAATCATCTGGTTCACTGCTGTATCTGAATATAACTGCAGCCCCATACTTACCGCATGACCTATATACATCTGCCATAGTGTTGCGTGATGGTACGAATAAGTTACCTAGGTATTGGCACTTATCGCAATCGTGTGTGAATAAAGCTTTTGGTTTCATATCATTCCTTAAAGGCGGGGGTGGTTAGCCCCCTGTTGATTAAAAGTTCTGTCTAAAATATTCGCTGACTGACATTCCACCGTCAATAGCTTTGTTGTAGTGAACTTTGTCGCATTCCATTGCATCACCTGAACGAAGATTAAGAATGTATGCGCTCTTATCAGTAGTGGTCACACGGTAGTGGTCGTCATCAACCTTAGTCTTAATAGCACGAACACCAAACTCATACGGGTCAGCCCTAACGATGTAGGCCTGCTCGTCATTACTACGGCACCAAATATGTGAGTCCATAGATAACTCAGCCTCTACTAACTCCCATACTGTCCAACTACGATTACTGAATGAAACTGTGTCACCGCATTTTACGAGTGTCATTGTGTCCTTATAAAAGAACTTGCATATTTCTTTCATGATTTATTCCTTAGTAGTAGCAGAACATACTGCCATAGTTAATATATAGCTGATATATGGGGCATATGTAAAGTTATAACAGGGGTACACCGTGCCCCCCACCCCCCTTTATGCCATTAAGGTACCATCGCATACCCCATACCCCATAACCTACACAAACAACTCCACATTTTTCCAAAGTTCAGTACGCTACAAGCAACGTACCAATCATTCTCAGCCACACAATTAACCGCCAAGTAGTACCTCACATCACCTATTACTCTTTCCACCCAAGTCGTACTGAGAAACTCCCGGATTAATTCCACTAAGAAACTGTACATATTATTGTATATATAAAACAAACACTTAACTCCAAAACATGATTCAAATCAGCATTAAGTACCTGAAACCCCCCCTTTAAGTCCCTATCTTTTTTCAAAAAAGTGTGTTATATCCCACCCCCCTGTCTAAAATGTCCAAGAATTGCCGGCCGTGTTACTGAGCAACACCCCCCGTCACAAAAATAAAGGGCTTTGCAAAAAAAAATTATTATAAAAATTTTTAAAAATGTTATATACTTCAAAAAACTGGAGCCAGAACTCTTGTACAACGAGAACACATTAGTACCCAACATCGAGGAAAACATTCCTCTCCCAAAAAATGCTGCAGAAGCATTTCCGGCCCTCTCTCCGACTGAAGAATTGCAACATAGGGTCAACGTTATCAAGCTAATGTCCGATTTAATTGGTAAACCCATCGAGCCCACCGAAGAAAATGCTAAGGAAGCCATGAGTTTGGCTAAGATGATGATGGAAAACCCCGAATTTAGACCTAATTTTGCTATTTTTCCCACGGAAACACAGGCATATCTTGCTGGTGTGGTTGCTAGAACCAATATAGCACTAGTAAATGACCTTGCAGAGTTCAAAATGTACGTAGTTAATCGACTATTACAGGAAGTTGAGACTGCAAAAGACCCAAAAACACGCCTAACTGCCCTATCTAAGCTTGGTGAAGTAGATGGAGTCGATGCATTTAAGAAGAGAACCGAGGTAACAGTTAAGCATCAGACTATGGAAGAGGTAGAAAAGGAACTTTTTGAGCTTATTAATAGTGTGGAAGACAAAGTTATTGATGTAGAAGCTAAAGAAGTGGTGAATAAAGAAGCTAATGACAGATAAAACCTTCACACCACAGATTACGCCAGAGCAAATCTTCAAATTAAGGCAGATTTTGCCCCAATTAGACCCAAAAAAGAAGAAAAAAGCCCTAGATTTAATCAAAAAGTATGAAGCACAACTCACTCAAATCGCTGCAAACTTATCCTTTTTGGACTTTGTTAAACACGTATATCCAGGCTATAAGGTCGGGCCACATCATCTTAAACTGGCTCAGATTTTTGAGGATATTGCTGCAGGAAAAAAGAAGCGTGTCATCGTTAATATCGCTCCGCGACATGGTAAGTCGGAACTCATTTCCTACTTGGCGCCAGCCTGGTTCCTCGGTAAGTTCCCGCAAAAGAAGATTATTATGGCGTCTCACACAGCTGACTTGGCTGTTAACTTTGGACGTCGTGTTAGAAACCTTGTGGGTTCAGACTCGTATAAAGATATTTTTCCAGAAGTAGAATTGCAAGCTGACAGTAAGTCGGCATCACGGTGGGGTACTAACTATAATGGCGAATATTTTGCTATTGGCGTCGGTGGCGCTCTTGCTGGGCGCGGTGCTGACCTTTTTATTATTGACGACCCTCATTCTGAGCAAGACGCTAAAACTGGACGAGCCGATGTCTTTCTACCTGCTTGGGAATGGTTTCAATCTGGCCCTTTACAGCGGCTTATGCCTGGCGGTGCGATTATTGTTGTGATGACTAGGTGGTCAAAGCTTGACCTAACTGGACAAATTGTGAGCCAGATGGAAAAGAATGAAGACGTAGACCCCTGGGAAGTCGTTGAGTTTCCGGCAATTAAAGACGACGGCACAGCCCTGTGGCCAGACTTCTGGGATGTTGAGGAGCTTCTTGCTAAAAAGGCGGCGCTTGACATTAGGTATTGGAACGCTCAGTATATGCAGAAACCTACCTCGGAAGAGGGTGCTCTGATAAAGAGAGAGTGGTGGCAGATATGGGACAAGGACGACCCACCGAATTGTGAATTTACTATTATGAGCCTAGACGCGGCTCAGGAAGCTAACAACAGGGCAGACTACAATGCACTCACAACTTGGGGTGTTTTCTTCAATGAAGAGACGAACAACTACAACATCATCCTCCTTAATGCAGTTAAGAAAAGAATGGAGTTTCCGGAACTCAAGAAGCTTGTACTTGAGGAGTACAAAGAATGGGAGCCGGATGCGTTCATGGTTGAAAAGAAGTCCAATGGCGCGGCACTCTACCAAGAGCTCAGGCGCATGGGTATACCAGTCGGGGAGTTCACACCTGGCAAGGGTCAAGATAAAATCTCTAGAGTTAATGCTGTTTCAGATTTGTTTAACTCAGGCATAGTTTGGGCACCGGACCGCAGGTGGGCAAAAGAAGTTATTGAAGAATGCAACGATTTTCCTAGCGGAGCGAACGATGATTTGGTAGACTCTACTACATTGGCACTAATGCGTTTTAGGCAAGGTGGGTTCATCCGCTTACCGAATGATGAACCAGAAGAAGACTATTTATATAAGTACCGTAAAAAAGCTGCGTACTATTAAAGGATGAAACATGGCAATTGATAAATCACTCGGACAAGCTCCTCTAGGTCTAGACCAATTAAACCCAGAAGAGATGGGCGATGAACCGGCGATGGAGATTACCATCGAGGACCCTGAATCGGTTGAGATTGGTATTGATGGTCAACCTATACTAAGAATAGAACAAGCGGATGATGAGGAAGAAGAATTTTCAGATAACTTAGCTGACGAGATTCATCCAAATGAATTACAAAAACTAGCCAGTGATTTGATTGGTGAGTTTGAATCTGATTTGTCTGCACGTAAAGACTGGATACAAACATACGTTGATGGCTTAGAGTTATTAGGTATGAAGATTGAAGACAGAGCTGAACCGTGGGAAGGCGCATGCGGTGTGTATCACCCGCTATTGTCAGAGTCCCTAGTTAAGTTCCAGGCTGAGACCATGATGGAAACTATGCCAGCGGCTGGTCCCGTTAAGACTCAGATTATTGGCAAAGAAACAACAGAGAAAAAAGAAGCAGCGGTTCGTGTTCAAGATGACATGAACTATCAGATTATGGACGTGATGAAAGAGTACCGTCCAGAGCATGAGCGCATGTTATGGGGCTTAGGCTTATCAGGTAATGCGTTCAAGAAAGTTTACTACGACCCGTATTTAGGTCGTCAAGTATCTATGTATATTCCGGCTGAAGATGTAGTGGTACCTTATGGTGCTTCAAGTCTTGAGTCAGCGGAGCGTGTAACTCACGTGATGCGTAAGACAGAAAACGAGATTAAGCGTCTGCAATATGAAGGCTTCTACCGTGACGTAGACCTTGGTGAGCCGACCCAAGTAATGGATGAAGTTGAGAAGAGCATCGCTGAAAAGATGGGCTTCCGTGCTACATCAGATGGGCGCTTTAAATTACTTGAGATGCATGTGGAGTTAGACCTCCCAGGCTACGAAGATAAAGATGAAGATGGTGAGCCGACAGGTATTGCCCTTCCATATGTAGTTACTTTAGAAAAAGGCACTAGCGAGATTCTAGCTATTCGCCGCAACTGGGAGCCAGATGATGATAGCCATCAGAAACGTCAACACTTCGTTCATTACCCGTATATCCCTGGTTTTGGTTTCTACGCGTTTGGCCTTATCCATCTTATTGGTGCTTTTGCTAAGTCTGGTACTTCTATCATTCGTCAGCTTGTCGACGCTGGTACATTATCTAATCTGCCAGGCGGTTTCAAAACTCGCGGGCTGCGTATCAAAGGTGACGACACCCCAGTAAGTCCTGGTGAGTTCCGTGACGTAGATGTTCCAAGCGGCACAATGCGTGACAACATCTTACCTCTTCCATACAAAGAGCCTTCTCAAGTTCTGTATTCATTACTAGGAACTATCGTAGAAGAAGGACGTAGATTTGCTGGAGCAGCCGATATTCAAGTTTCTGACATGGGTGCAAACGCTCCTGTGGGAACTACTCTAGCTATCCTAGAGAGAACCTTGAAGACTATGAGTGCTGTTCAGGCTCGTATCCACTACAGCATGAAGCAAGAGTTCCGTCTGTTAAAACGCATTATTGCTGACTATGCGCCAGAAAACTATTCATATGACCCAGAAGAAGGTAGCAGAAAAGCTCGTCGCTCAGACTATGAGTTAGTAGATGTTATTCCTGTATCTGACCCAAATGCATCAACAATGGCTCAAAAAGTTGTTCAATATCAAGCGGCTTTACAGTTAGCTGGAACAGCTCCACAGTTATACGACTTACCTTTACTACACAGAGACATGCTTGAAGTTCTAGGTATTAAGAACTACCAGAAGCTTGTTCCGATGGAAAATGATATGAAACCTCGTGACCCAGTCACAGAGAATCAAAATCTTCTTAAGAGCAAACCTGTTAAAGCGTTTTTATACCAAGACCATAAAGCTCATATTGCAGTTCATATGGCTGCGGCACAAGACCCACAGATTCAACAGCTAGTAGGTCAAAACCCACAGATGGCGCAAGCTATCCAAGCGGCTATGTCAGCCCACATTGCAGAGCATTTGGGGTATGAGTATCGCAAGCAAATTGAAGCAACTATGGGAGCAGAACTCCCACGCTACGGTGAGAACGACGAAGACAATAGCGTCGGTATCCCAGAATCTATTGAAGTACAAGTTTCCCAGATGGCTGCTCAAGCTGCACAACAGCTACTACAGCAACATCAACAGGAATCACAAGCAGCAAAAGCCCAGCAGCAAGCGCAAGACCCACTCATTCAGATGCAACAGCAAGAATTGCAGCTTAAGGCTCAGGACTTGCAACGCAAAGCAGCGAAGGACCAGTCCGACGCTATGCTTAAGCAGCAACAGATTGAAGTGGAAAGACAGCGTATTGCAGCGCAACAAGAGAATGCAGGAGCTCAACTGGCAGTTAAAGCCTCTATGGAACAACGACGCATGTCGGCTGACCAAGAGTCACAAGGCTTTAAAGCTGGTATGGACACTATGAGACAAATGCAGGCTCTACGCCAAAATAAACCTAAAAAGGACAATAAATGACCGGACTAGAACTCCTGATTAAACAGGTGGACGAAAAGGTAGAACAACTCAAAGAAGCTTTGGCAACAGGAAGTGCTAAGGACTACGAAGAGTACAGAGCAATATGTGGTGAGATAAAAGGTCTTCTCACCATGAAGATGTTTACCAAAGACCTACAACAACGTATGGAGAACTCTGATGAGTGAAATAGATTTAAGCCAGGCGGTAGATTTATCTGCCTTAATGGACAAATCACAGGATGAAAAGGCTAAGCAGTTGCCTCAACCATCAGGATACCGCATATTATGTGCCATTCCTGAACAAGAAACAGAGTATGACAGCGGTCTTATTAAAGCTGACGAAACTATGCGATATGAAGAAGTATTGACTACAGTTCTATTTGTGGTTGATATGGGTCCAGATTGTTTTAAGGATGAAAAACGTTTTCCAACGGGTCCTTGGTGCAAAAAGGGTGACTTTATATTGGTTAGACCAAACGCTGGAACACGTCTAGTAATTCATGGTCGTGAGTTCAGAATCATTAATGACGACTCAGTCGAGGCAGTAGTCCAAGACCCGCGCGGCATTAAACGCAAATAGGAGTAACAAATGGCACAATTTAAAGATGATGAATTTAAGTTTCCAGACGAGATAGATAACGAACCAACTACTATCGACCTGGACGCTGGTGACGATGTCACTATAGAGATTGAGGACGATACTCCTCCGGAAGACCGTAATGTAGAGCCTTTACCCGACGACATGAAGCAGGAGCTTGAATCTGCG